TAACGGCGCTGGATCAGGTCGTCGCGTTTGCCATTGGAGAAATACGGCAGACCCGCTTCGGAGGATTTCGGATCAGGGAATACGCTCGGCTGATTGGCGCCCTTGTCGACCGCCGGGCAGCCGACCTCGGTGAGCCAGATCGGCTTCGACCGTGGCAGCCACGCCGTCGAGTTGGCGAGTTCGACACCTCCGACGCGTTCATAGTGCGGCTGCGACCAGAAATTCCAAAGATCCTTCTGTCGGAAAATCCACGGCTTCCCGAGCCCGTCAGTGATCGTGCTCCGCGTCTGGGTACTCCTCGCGGCGTCGTCGGCGTAGTACCAGTCGTAGCCCTCGCCACCCGCAAGATTTCGGGTGAGATAAGCCAGCCGATACGGACTGTCGGTCAGCGTCAAATCGCGCTGGTTGCCGGCCTCGCGCCAGTCGGACAATGGTGCGTAATAGTCGATGCCGATAGCATCAATCGACGGCGAGGCCCACAATGTGTCGAGCGGAAAGCGCACCTCATGGGCGGCGGCATCAACGACATGCGATCCGTATTCCGTCCAGTCGGCGCCATAGGTGACCAGGGTACCGCTGCCCACGATCGCTTTCACATCGGCGGCGAGCGTGGCGAGGGCATTGACCGCTGGATAGACGCCGGGGGCCGAACACACGCGCGTGAGTGATTTTAATTCCGAGCCGATCAGAATTGCGTCGACCCCGCCAGCACTCGCAGCGAGCGCCGCGTAGTGTAGAACCATATTGCGATAATTCCACTGGTCCGCACCGCCGCTGAAGAAGGCGTTGATCTGGATCACTGCACCGGCACTGCCATCGGGCGAGCCGGTCTGTCCCGGCGCCGGATCGCACGTGATGCGTCCGCGCCAGGGATAGGCCGGTTGCGATACAGCGCCCGTCCACGGATCGTGCAGGGCATTGCCCGGTGCAATGTCCATCATGAGAAAGGGATAGAGCGTGACCTTGAGGCCGCGATTTTTCAGCTCCGCAATCAGATCGCGCACGCTTTGATCGGATGGCGTGCCGCCGAAAGCGGGGCGGCCATCGACGCTCGAAACGAGGCGCGCTGTCGCGCGATCCAACCCCGCGACCGACCAGTTCCCAAAAAAAGTCTGCTTTGCGCGATTGTCGACACCCGGCATGATCCGGCATTGACCGCAGCGCAGGTCGGTCCCGAACCACGCCACCACGATCGCAACGCGTTCGATATTCGGCGCGACCGCCTGCAATTCATCGAGCGCGGCAATTACGTCGGATGGCGCATGTGTAATATGTCTGTTCTCCGGTGCCGACTGGCCTGGCCCGAGTGTCCGCACCACCGTTTTTGGCTCATAGCCAAATTCGGTCGCGCCTGGGATGAGGGTGACCGCCCGCACCATCTGCTCCAGGCGTCCCACCGGGCGCAGTACTTCGAACGACATTTGCGGAATGCGGTTGCCAAAATTTGCCAGCGGCAGCCGTTCGAACACTACGTAGGCAAGCCCGCGATAGGCCGGTGCATCGCCCTCCTTGGCGACGATCAACGGATCGGGGGTCTGGATCTCATCGCCGGTGTATGCGCGTACAGTGAGACCGGACAGATCGAGCGGCTTGCCGTCGGCCCAGACCCGCAATACGCCGCCGATCGGGCCCTCGCACAGACCCACGGCAAGATTGGCAAAGTAGGAATAAGTCGTCGTGTTGGTGGTGATGGCCGGTCCACCGCCCATACCCTTGCCGCCGCTGTTACCTGTGGTCTGCGATGTGGTGCTCACCAGCTCTTCAAGGTTGGTGGCCCAGATCACCTGCCCCGGCAGCCGCACGCGTCCGTAAACGCGCGGAATTGGCGCGCCTTCGGTCGAGGCCATCACCTCGAGGTCGGCGAGCCGTGGGCCCTCTTGCGAAATCTCGCGGCGGCTCGCGAACAGCGCGCGATCAATCGCGTTGCCGGCGAGCGCGCCGACGAGGCGGCCGGCGATGGCGCCCGCCGGTCCAAATACTGCTTTGCCGGCGGCAGCGCCGGCGGCTGAAAGAACGAGTGCAGCCATTAGTCGATAACTCCGGGAAATTTGAATGCGTAGGCCAGGCGTCGTCGCCACCAGGGCGCGATCGCGACTTCGGCGACCGCCGCGCTGTCATGGGCGTGCACCATCGCATCACATGCTGTGACGATGGCGGCATGCTTGGCAGGTAGATTTGCGCGCCAGCGGAACAGGATCAGATCGCCGGGAGCGATGACGTCGAGGGGGATAGCAATCAGGTGCCGACCGGCGGCGGCAGCCAGAGCTTCCTCGCCTGTTGCCTCGGCCCAATCGGGGGCGTAGGGCGGCGCAAGCTCTGGCTCTTGTCCGATAATGGCGCGCCATACACCGCGCACCAGGCCGAGACAATCGCAGCCAACGCCCTTGAGTGACGCCTGGTGCCGNTANGGCGTGCCGATCCAGCNNCGCGNNNCNGCGACNATGTCTTGCCGATGAATNGNCATGGNTCAGCTCNGCNNGCTCNNNCCGTCATTGCCCGGCTNGCCCTGCACNGGATAGCNNANNACNAAATCGTTGCCGGGNATGTGCGGAAAACCGCGGAAGTTCGTGACGTTGTTGAAGCGGTCGTGGCAAGTCTGGAAGCGCTTGTCGCAGCCGGCGGTGACGATGAAAGTGTCGTCCACCGCAATCGGCTCCGGCATCGCCTGCCAGAGATTGAGCGTAACGACGTCAGTCTTGCGATGCGCCTTCACCTCGACACTCAGACCGTTATTGGCGCCGCTTGTGAATGTCAGCTTTCCCGCGGTGAACCAGCCGTCCCCGAACTCGTCGAGGCCACCGGCTGAGAAGGCTGACGTTGCANTGAGCGCGACCACAGTGCCACTTGCGCGAAAGCGAATATTGCTGAGATCGATCTTGCAGCGCGCATCGCCAAGGTCGGCCGAACACGTGACGGTATAAAGCCGCCCGCTCTCCTGCGACAGACGCTCGCTCAGGCCGCGGAGTTCCGCGGTGAAAGCCGCACCCTCACGGCTTACTTCACCGAGGGTGCCCTTTGCCAAGAGAACGCGGAGATCCGGCTCCGTCCAGTCTACGAGCCACACGTCGACAACCGCCCCGTCGTAACGGCCAGCGGCAAGATCGGCCTCGTTGAGCGTTTCGTCGGCCAACGCGCCCGAAAGCTCCGAACTATCGACCGCGAGGCCGAGCTTTTGCAGCGCCTCGGTTCCCGACAATCCGCTGCCGGCGCGGCAATCGGTATCGCCAAGCACGACATCTTCGTCGTGGTCGGTGAAGCCTTGNGTCACGCCGTCANNNCGNNNGATCANCCAGCAGCGGCANAGCGTNGTGACGCNGGAGTCGAGCTTGGCTTGCAGTGCCGATGGAACGGTCCTCATGGTCTGATCTCCACCAGCGGGATTTTCGGAATCATGCCGGCCGCAAATGCCGAGAGATCCACCTCGAGATAATCCGTGTCGAAACGTACCGGCACATCGAACAGGAAGCCGGCAGTGACGGCTGCGCCGCTCGGGGGGATGTGGCCGGCGAGAAAGGTAATGACACCGGTTGTTGGATCCGCAGTGAATGTTGTCCCCTCTCCCACTTCGCTTTCCGCGACCGCGACGCGAACGCTGCCGGGGACCGGTTTGGCAATAGGCCGCTGATACGGCGAATAGAGCGCGCCGTAGGTCTTGCTGAGCTGGAATGTCGCCGTCACGCCGTCGCCGGTGCCAATCACCTGATCCGTCGGCGTCACCGGAATTCCCGGTGCGGCCGAGGAATGGTCGAGCTGGTCGCGCCAGCGGAAGCCGTGGAGCCGCCCTCGCCGCTCCTCAAAAAAAGCGAGCACATGCGACAGCGCTTCGAACGTTTTCACGCCATAGCCTGCGTCATAGCGTCGTCGTGAATGCGCCCAGCGTGCGTTGCGCTCTTCGGCGCCCGAGCCAAGCAGGACCACATCCGTGCGCCTTTGCGGCCCGCCGGCGCTTTTGAGCGCAATATCGAGCGGAAACAGGATTTCGTGGAAGGATGACATTGTTCAAAACCCGCGCTGGCCGCGCGCAACCGCGCGGGCGATTTGACCCGTANTGTAGGCTTCCGAGCGCCGAAAGCTCTGCGCGTCGGGAGTCGCTATCTGGATGGTGACATTCGACGGCTGCTCCCCGCCGCTCATCGCAATGCCCAGGCGTCCGTCGGAGCCGCGCGTCAGTGGAACAATCGCTTCCGGCCCGGCTTCGCCCGCCAGCCCGAGACCCCCCGACGACAGCGGAAAATAGGTCGGCGCGCCGATCACTCCGCCCGATGCGAAAGGTGTGATTGCGCGCATGCGCATGGTGTCGGACGATCCACCACCGCCGAACAGGCCTTCAAAGACCTTGCTCAGACCACCGGCCAGATCTTTGGCGACCGGTCTGAAGGCTTGCGAAATGGCCATACTGGAAAGTCGCAAGGCGAGCTGCTTGAGCACGTCGTCAAACTGCTTGCCGCCGGTGCTCGCATCGGCAAAGGCCTTGCTGATGGCCCTGGCGAATGCCGCGGTGCTCACGCCCAGCAGGTTGGTGCTGGTGCGCACCTTGTCGACGGTGTCGGGTAAAATTCCCGGAACAAATGTATCTGCAAAACTATCGTTATCGCTCATCGGGATATCTCTTCATAAGGTCAGTGAATGTATGGCGATCGAGCGGCGCGACGCGGCCGGTTACCGCCTCAACGGCGTAGGCGAGTTCGCGCGGCGTCATGCGCCAGAGTTGTTCTGGCGAGAGCCGCAACACGCCGAGCCCAAAGCCAATCGCCTGCTTCCAGGGAAACGGGGTCATACTTCGGCCTCGCCGAAAGTCGCTGCAATCAGCTTAGCGACGATCCGCACATAGCCCTGCGCGCCGCCTTCGATCGCCATGGCGGCCACGTCCGCATCGCTCAGTGTCTCGCCTGCCCCGCGCAGGCCGGCGCCGATGATGCGCGTGAGATCGCGCGCCTTCATCCGGCCGGATCCAAAGCGTTCGGTCAGCGCAACCAGATCATCTGCGCCGAAGGCATCTTCGAGTTCCGCAAGAGCGCCGGCTGGTGCTCCCCCTCGGGGCTCTTGCGGAACTCGAAGATGCCTTCGGGGCAGATGATCTGGTTGCGCTGGCCGAACGCTTTGGGTCCGGCCGGGTGT